AGGAACATCCTCTTCGATCTCTCTCATCCTCTGTTTGAACATCATTTTCTTCACATTAATATCAGTCATCTCTTGGAAATATGAGGTGCCCACAAAATATCCCAGCAATACAAAATTCATGACAAGGTCGTCATGATTACCGTCACTTGCCTCGTAGGAGGCACCCCTGACTTCAAATGTACTGATCTCCATTATAGTCTCTTCATCGACAATAAGCAACTTGCCTTCGTCCATGAGATCTTTAAACCCTGAGCAACCCAGTCGTTTTGTCCTGCGGGTCATCTCAACACCAATGCCATTTGCCTTGACACTTGACTCCATATGAAGGTTGCCATACTCTAGATCGTAGTGCATTCCATGACAGGTAAGTTGTCCTGCGTCGTTGTTCTCGATAATCACATATGCTTCGTTGTAGAGATTCGCATACTTATAGATAATATCTGGAAAGAGCATTGGAGATATTAAATTATTGCGATAGACAGCAACCTGCTTAAAAGGTCTCGTGCTAATATCGACGACGTTAAACGTACTATAATCCTGACCTCTTCCTTTTGCAACATCGACCATCATAATGTATTGTGAATCCTTTCTGGGTTCATCATACAACATTAGATCACCTGCCTCCAAGATTCTCTTGGGAGGCTCTGCTTTCAGTGACAGCAATGTTTGTGCATTGATTAAGGTCTGTCCTGTTCCAAAGAATGTGTTCCCGAATTCCTGATCGAACTGTAGTTCACTGGTGTTTGCTATTGTCTGTTGCTTCCATGCCTCATCCCTCCCTGGAACATCCCACCAGTCAACCCTGAACGGAACATACTCATTCACACCCTGTACTGCTCCCTGCCAGATCTTGTGGTACATATTACCGATACCATTGGCAGTGGATGTGATGATCACCTTTGAGTCTTTACCAGATGAAATTACTGGATAGGTTGAGGTGTAGAACTCCGATGCCTTTTCGACGAACGCAAACTCATCGAGCATCAGTAAGTTTACCGAGAATCCTCGAATAGAACTACTGGATGTAGATTCAGCAAAGATCCTACTATTGTTTCCAAACTCAATGCTGCCCTTGTTGAGTGTCTTACATCCTGGTTGAAGGAAGAAGGGCAAGTTCTCTAGCATGAGTGTGATACGACCCAGCATTTCACGAGAGGTTGCTCCTCTGTTTGCTAGGATTGCCACAGTTTGTTCGGGAGTGAACAGAGCATACCACAGTAGGTATGCTAGAGATGAGATAGACTTACCAGACTGTCGGCAGGCAAGAACAACAGAGAAACGATTGTCATTGAAATGACTGAACATCTTCTCCTGATAAGGATACAGTTCAAAAGGAACCAGACCTTCGTTCAGGTTGATGATCTTTACATAGGTGCGAGCAAAGTAGGCAGGATCTGACATGCACTTGGCATATTCCTGAACCTTCTCCGGAGTCCAATCTTCTTCAACACCATCTGCCTTGACATTGATGTTTCCGAGGTAGTGATTATTCCCCGCTAACTTCGTCGTGTCTGCTATCGGGTGTGACATCGATGACATCCTGTTCCTTATTCAGGTCTTTGAGCATACGTTGTAGTTCAGTCGTAGAACCAATGAAAAGATTATTCGTAGTGTTTCCGTTATTCTTCTCAGGAGGAGGCAACATCATCTGATCGATGCTCTGGATCTTGCGGTGTAGGTCCATCAGTTTTTCTGATGTGTTAGCAGTATCCTTGATCAGAGTTGCCAATACTTCGTATGCACGAGGATGCTCTGACTGACGAGCAACCTCAATCATTTCCTCGATACCCTCTCTTCCCTTTTCGATCAGGTCGTAGAGAGTCTCTCTGGTATATTCATAATCGCTGTTTTTATCTTCACTCATTTGTATGGATGTGGCACGTCATGTGGGTCGGTAAAGTCACTATCAGGACTGTGTTCGTTTAGAATATCTATGACGATCTGAGTATCACTATCTGGTGGATAGGATGGATGCGGAACTGCATCGATACGCAGAGTCTCGAGATAGTCTGGGTCTTGCGGTGGGTCGAATGCTGATGGCCAATCGTTGAAGAAGTCGATATCGATAGTTTCGATAACTTTCCTCGGAGTTTTGTTGACTGGTCCATAGAACATAACCTTCATTTCAAAGGTAAGAGTGTAGATGATAATCCTTCTATCTTCTAATGCTCCCTCAAAGTTATCTTGGAATGTCACAGACTGTAGTGTGATCGGAACATCCTCAATGATGTCTGACATTCCAACAAGTGGTTTCATACTCACAGTGTACTGCGGGTTGAAGAATGGAATGATCTGCTCGACACACTGTAGACAGTCGTCGTGTTGCTTTCCGTAGATATTCAGTTCAAATGTGAGATTGTAGGGTGTGCCACCATAGACTTGATAACTGGTAGCACCACAGGGATCTGACTTGTCTCCCTCACCATCACACTTGATGTAGTTTGATTTCGGTAACTGCCTTGCCTGATCGTATTGATAGTTGCTGATCTCGAATGACATACGAGGCAAACGGATCGCAGTTTGATCCTCAATCCTGGGATCACCCCCATGATTCATTTCTGCAATTCGCTCTAAGAACTTCCTCTGAGGAGCATAGGCAATCGGCACCTTTATCTGGCCAAGGACCTTAGATCCGTGTCGACGGATGACGTAGATATTATTGAACAGTGAGCCGAATATTGCTACCGACTTGCGTGTCCTTTCGTGATAAAAATGATCGCCAAACATTATTTTTAACTCGGTACTAGGGGATTGCTTTCACTGAAGTCCAGATACTCTAGAGCAGAAAGATCCCAATCGTCTACGTCTCCAGATGCTCCTCCTGGAGCTCCTGGTTGAACATTTTGCATCTCTGAAACAGAAACCACTGTAGCAACCGAACCATTATCGAATCCTACTACCTGCTTTCCTGTCACAAACTTATGGAACTCACCGTCGGCATCAGCACCAACATGAGCAAGATACAGTTGCTTCGGATCAGACAACCACTCGACTACCTCACCCTGCAGATTCACATTAGTCTTACAAGAATCGTCATCGAATAGAACTTGCTGAACAATCTCGTTACGGACAAACCCATTAGAGGCAGAGTCCAGAGTGAGTCTCCACTGATAGGCAGTGAAGGTCTCCACAAGATCTATCTCTTCGATACCAGTGTCGAAGTCCTCGTCTGAGTACTCAAACTTCTCACACCGCAAACGGAAGGTCGGGAGATTGCCCAACTGATAGAACGGTTGATCGTCCTCGACTCGCATGACTTGAAATATTGCCTCGGAAAGAGGCATGTAGATCAGATCACCTTCGCGTGGTCGATAGTATTTGTTATTGGGAATATTTGGAGTATCAGGAGTTCCCTGTGACTCTTCTACATACTGTCGAATCTCTGTGTTCCAACGTCGACGAGACATGACCAGTGTAACAGCATCACGAATCTCGACACCAAACTTCTGGAACAGGTCTCCCTCACCCTCGTACCCTTCAATGGATTCGATGTAGGTTTCGACTTTGTATGCGTGCTTGAATCTTGACAGAATACTGTCATTGAATATCATATCACGGTGCACTACTTCACGGGGAATGTAGTAGACATCATTACCGAACATCTGAATTGATTCGATGATAAGATCTTCTAGAAGGTTTTGCTCAGATCTTACATTTTGACGAAAGTAGGGATTGGTGGCCATACATTATCCCACCAAGAATATCGGTGGTTCCTCGTATTCCAGACGCATCCTTTCTCTTAACTCTGTCAGTTCTGTTCGAGCATCCTCTAGGATGATACGACCATTTACTGTCGTTCCACCAGGAAGTTGCATCCCTTCGAACTTAGACATATTCATTCCCCACTGCTCTTTGATCAGTGCAGTGGTGTAGTCTTTCATAAACATATCATTGTAGACAGTGGATACCTCACCACGACGGAGAGGATCAGTAGCAATTGCTTCAGGAGTAGGAACTACTTCATAGACCTCGAAGCAAACATAGTCGCCTGCCTGAATTTGACCGTCTTCAATATCACTCCACAGATAAACTCTATCCTGTCTGCGGTTGAAGTTGATGATAGGAAGACCATTGACCTTCATATCAATCAGTTCCATGTATTGGCGCATCTGATCGTAGTATGCTAGTCCACCAGCACCCACATCAGAGAGTGAATGAAAGTCACTCAGTGCGAACTGGTAGTTGAAGGAGAACATATTGGTACTACCGATGAACCCACCATTACCCGCAAACATTTTCACAACAGAAATGATGCGTGGGGGAATGGTGACATACTTATTAGCAATGTCCTCATCGGTCAGTTGATGCTGATAGTAGTTGCGGAAAGTACCGTCAGAATGAAACTCACGATACACCTGAAGTGCATCGTCGATTTTATCTTCAATCTGATCTTCGTCGACATTGACCTCAATTACTGGTTCACCCAGTCGTCGAAGACAGTAGTCTATCAACTGTTGTCTTGAACCAATTACTGCCATGGTTTATGCCTTTTTGAGTTCTTCGACTTCTGCCTTGAGTTCTTTAATTGCCTCGATCAAAAGTCCGACCATATTACCATATGCGACAGAGTATTGTCCCTCTTCACCATGGATAGCTTCGGGCAGGACAGTCTTAACTTCTTGTGCCATGACACCCGTGTATCGTCGGGAATCATCACCCTTGCGATTAAACACATATCCACCAATTTGTGAGACCTTGTCCAGTGCACCAGCAATCGGGTCGATGTTTTCTTTGATAGTCATGTCAGAGAATGCAGTTACGTCGCCAGTTGCAGTGATTGCACCACCTGCTGTGATATCAGTTCCTGCACTGAGAGTAGTTGTTGCACTGATGCCACCTGTCACAGCCAAGGTGCCAGTGTAAGATCCAGACATACTGAAATCACTACCAACTAACTGCACACCATTACTTGCAGTGAAAGAAGCAGCTCCTGGAAGAATCGTCCATGCCCCACCAGTTCTCACATAACTGTTTGCGTTGTTGGGAGCATCGTCGAGTTTAGCGTCCCATGATGCCTGAGTTACATCACTCGGAATACCAAGTGAATAACCACCGATAGCATCATATGAAAGTGCGAGTGTTCCAGTGGTAGTAATCGGTGAACCAGTAACACTCAGTCCGGCAGGAACTGACATAGCAACTGACTCTACTGTACCTCCAGCAATCGGGTTTCCACCATTTAGTATGTTACCAGATACGTTTAGATCACCAGTGACGTCAATACCTTGAGTAAAGTGAGCACTATCAAGGAAAGAGATTTCTTTCAGAACATCGACAGTGCCTTCTTTATCAATGACGATACTGTTGACATATCCGTCTGTGCCATTGGCAGCAAACAATGTTAATGACCAATCATTGAAGTTACTAGTGGTCTGAGTTGCGAGCAAACCTGCTCCAGTGTTGTTAGTCGTGCCAGCAGGACCGAGTTCCGCACGGGTCGTCTGTCCACTATTAGATACTCTAGATCCAAATAGTGTGTGCTGATTACCAACACGAGATACTTTCAACCTAGCGTCTTGGACATTACTCGTAAGACCCAAGACAAGGTTTTGATTACTATCTAACCTAAGTGTTTCTCCACTAGAATTATCTACGAATCGAAGAGCAGGATCATAGTTGAAGTCCCCACCCTTGATGTTCAAATTACCATTATTGATGACCACGTCACCACTATCAACGATGATACCGTTACCGTTTACTACGATACCACTATCGAAATGTCCACCCGACAATGCGGAGTCGAGTGCGACGAAGTTAGCATCTAACTCATTATGGGTTAGGGGTGCTGCCTTATAGGTGTACTCCGGATTCGGTGATCCTGGTGGTCCTTGTCTAAGTGTTAAGTTTGCCATTATTCATAGTTCCCGATATTCTTAGGGTATTTATACACCTATTTTAGATTCTAATTCTTTAACTTTAGCAGAAAGTTCTTTGACTGCTTCGATGAGCAGTCCAGTAAGGTTGCCATATGCCACGCCCAATACACCATCTTCATTGGTGTGGACTGCTTCTGGCAGAACCTCTTGAATTTCTTGTGCGAGAACACCAGTTCTCTTATGATCTTCACCAACTTTGTTGTAGGTATATCCACCAATCTGACTGACTCGTTCCAGTGCCTCAGTGATTGGGTTGATATTTGATTTCAGGGCCACATCAGAGAATGCCACCACATCACCAGTACAGGTCAATGTACCAGTGTAACTACCGGACATCGTAAATTGTGTTCCGCTGAGAGTTAGACCATTGCCTGCTGTATAAGTGGTGTTGGTGTCAGTCCAAGGGACATTGACATACATTTTCTCGCCACTTAATGCAACAGCATAGTTCTTAGCATTAGTGGAGTATCCCACCTGAACACCACCACGAGTACCACTAGCAGCAAGAGGAAGAGTGTATCCACTGACAGCACCTTGAGTCAGAGTAAAGTTTGGATAGGAACCACTAACAGTCAATCCGCCAGCACCCGTTAGTGTTACTGTCTGATCTGGGGCAGCGTTGCTAAATGTTGTTCCAGATAAAGTTATTCCGGACCCAGCACTGTAAGTCGTGTTCGTATTTGTACTGCTGATAGTGAAGTTTGGATAGGTGCCACTGATAGATGTTGCGCCAGATCCAGTCAATGATACTGTCTGATCTGGGGCAGAGTTGATGAACTGTGTTCCACTGAGAGTCAGTCCAGTACCAGCAGTATACGTGGTATTCGTATCTGTACTGCTGATAGTGAAGTTTGGATAGGTGCCACTGATAGATGTTGCTCCACTACCAGTCAATGATACAGTCTGATCAGGTGAAGTATTAGTCACAGTGAATGCAGGATAAGTTCCTGTCACTGAAATGCCAGTACCATTAGTGAATGATACTGTCTGATCAGGAGCAGTATTAGTAATTGTAGTACCAGTAACATCGATACCTGTGCTTCCGGTAAACGTCACTGTCTGATCAACAGAACCATTAAATGAAGTTCCCTGTACAGTAAATGACTTGGCGAGTATTACATTACCGTCACTGATGTTATTGACTTCATTTTGAATAGAATTCAGATTGACATTGACACTATCGAATTTGGTGTTGATGTCAGTGATGTGAGTGATCAGACTATTGTTGACCGAGTCGATATTGTTCTGAAGAAGATTTAAGTTTCCATCGACACTGTCTAACTTACCGTTGATAATATCGATGAGATTGTTAAAACTATCACCAAGAAGATCTATCTCTGTAGTGATCTTCTCATAAACTGCAGCGGTAGTCGGGAATCCGGAAGAATTGTCCCACACGAATGAGTCGATCGTCGAAACTCTGTATCCCGTACTCTTATCATAAAGACTACCGAATTGAATCTCTACATTTTCATCAGCAACTGCCAATCTCTTGACATTGGTCATTTGACCAGTACTGATAGACATAACTCCATCAGTCATTGAGTTTGCCGAAACAACATTTGCTAATGCTGTATCAGACACTCGTAAATTGCCACCAACAGTAAGCATTTCAGATGGATCAGAATCATTGATTCCGACCTTACCTGTAGTTTTTACAGTGATGGATTGTACAGTGTTATTCCAGAGCTTAAATTGATTAGGCCCATCAACATGCACGACTAGATCACCATTGGTGATACCAACAGTGGCAGAATCACCATTACCAAAATCTAAATCATAGACAGGACTGTAAGTGGAATCTACAGCAATTCCTACCTTACCGTCATAGGTGATATGATTTTCAGAGACTTTCCATGGGCTATCTGAATCAAGAGCAAGGAGATTAGCATCGCCTTCTTCCCAAGTGAGAGCCGAATCTCTGGTGCTTCTCAATGTCAGTTGTGCCATAAGGATGATCTCAAGTAATTATTAGAAGTCCCAGATATGAGTAAAAGACGGGGGCAGTGAAACTGCCCCGTCCCAAGCAACTCATAAACCGATAATCAGTTCGGAGCTTCGTAAGTCAGTGACGAGATAGAGATCGTGTCACCCTTACCGATGGAAGTAGATGACAAGATGATGTCACCACCGCCGCCAGTTGCGGTAACAGAACCAGTAAAGCAAGAGTCAGCAGCACCAGAGAATACGGTGAACTTCGTGACAGTACCTGCGTTACAGTCAGTGTCGTCAGTGATAGCAGCAGCAGTAGCGATACCGTTAGCGGCAGCACCGAATGCAGTTGCGGAGAATGTAAGGGTAGCAACATCTGAATCAGATGAGTTACCGTCTTGGAATACGATCGTGCCAGCACCGCCCGCGTCGATCAGATCGACAACGTAGTCAGCAATACCGTTACGAACGTCAGTAGGATGAGTAACAGCCATTGTAATGCTCCTTAATTAAGCGTCTTTAGTTTGAGTTACTTTAGTTTTTGCTTTGAGGTTTCCCTCTGCTTTTTTGGTAGTTGCAGCCTTTTCTTTATCTGCCTTGCGCACGATACCACCAGTGCCAGTCAGTTTTCCAAGACTACTCTTTGCTCCAATACTCATATTTATACTCCTTCACTATTACAAATTAGTCATTATGATAGATACGACTTGTCACAGAGCGTGATACCAAAACCTTTCCCTCAAGGACTCGTTCAACAGTATTGACACTGTCCTGAGAATAATGTTCCATTTCAATGTCGTAGACGTACCGACGACGAGTCAGTTGATTCGTCTGCGACGCATTTAAACTGAAGTTGATGATCCCCTTTGTAGGAGGAGCATCCACAGTTACTAGAAAGTCCATGCCCTCGTCACTATCTGCGTCCCAACTCCTATTGAGTTTGCCTCGGACGTAGTAATCACTGAGGTCTCTTACTTCCCCATCAGGTCCTAGACACTGTATTTGAAACAGTGCGTCTGCTCCCTGATCTACTTCTATGTCTTCGTAATGCGCCATGTTTCTATTTATACTCTATTTGTCGGGGTTTGTCTGACAATAATTCTTCTTACAGGTTCTTTTCTTATGCGGAACTTAATCTGTACATGCATCGACTGTTGTTCGATGTTATTGGTGTAGATAAATGCATTGACTTTAGAGTCTGTGCACACTAGATCAGCAGATGTAGTTATAGTCCTCTCTGAGACACCATGTACGACCGAGGACGATACTTGTGCGATGCCCTGCACAACATGGACAATCTTATGTGCTTCTCCGGTGACCGAGCAATCTTCTGCTTCAAGGACACCGACTGCAGTTATGACACGTTCTGCAACACCATCAACGATGTGGTCTTCAGTGTCTAGTACACCAGAACCCTTGGATGTTCGGAAACCACTACAATCGACGATAGAGGGATCAGACACGGGTGTTGCATCAACTCCGTTAACTGTCCTTTCTACTGTAGCAGTGACAGATGCATCTTGTGCTTTAGGATCACACTTGCCAGGAACACCAACGGAAATACGGTCATCAGTTGCGAGAACTCGTGAAGAACTTGACTGAATAGTAGCATCAAGAGAAACGACAGTTCTCTTGGCAGTCATCATCACATGGTCTTCAGATGCCTTCAGTGCACCAGATGCCTTTCTAGTGACTGCTCCAATTCCAATCAGTTCTGAGTATCCTGCCTCAACTGAAGGTGTGCCCACAACTGTGCGTTCTGCGAGACCAGTTACTGAGGCATCATCTACCTGTGCGATGCCTTCTTCACAATCGATCTGATTCTCTGCCAGACCACCCATAGTGCTAGGACCGGATACGAGTACACCACTACCATTTGCGTGTCTAGCACCGATACCAGAGACAATTGAAGGATCTGCATTGACCTCCATGTCTTCTCTATTCTGGTCATCGAGTTCACGTTCTGCGATGCCCGCAACAACAGAAGGCTGAGCATGAACTGCTCCGTCAAGAGGTTTAACCTTTCGAACACCAAATCCTGTGACGAAAGACTCTTCTGCAATCAGTTCGTGAGTTGATGTGTTATCTTCTACATTTCTTTCTGCCAATCCTGCGACTACGTTATAGTCGGTGGGTTTCATTATCTTGTATGGACCACCTCTGGATTGCGAAGTAGATGCAATCAACTCGCCATTGAGTTGCCCATTGATAATGACTGTGCCGTGTGAGAAGAATAACTCTGGATTGAGTGTAGTTTGGAACGCAACCCAAGTGAGGTTTGTCGTTCTGAACATACATACACGGTAATCTTGATATCCAACCTTGCGATAATAGACATTGTAGTTCTTGTTCGTAGCAAGAGTAAGATTATTACCACTAGAAACTGCGCAAGTGAATCCAGTGCCTAATAGATCGTAGACACCATCGTTTAATGGATCTGCGTTGCCCGCGAGTCTAAGATACTTAGAATTAATGTAAACGACATTCGGGTCGGAAGAGTTCGGACCGAACTTGAGTTTGGTCGATAGACCATCTGTCTCTTGAGTGTGAACTCTATCAGCATCAAGTGTGGGTTGAGCATCACCTGCATAGAGGTCAGATCGATATTCTGGATACTCTGTTCCACCGATTGGATGACGGTCAATCGTGATGACCTCATCCTGACCCATATGAGAATGTCCTGCCCGCGGAGACTCAAACAGATTGATAATCCTCTCTGCCACACCAGTGACGAGGTTATTATCAATCGGTTTGAGTGCTTGGGTGATCTCATTAGTTTCGATCTCACGTTCTGCGACACCGACAACCTTAGAGTCATCATCGGGCATATCGATGCCAGCATCGACCGTAATGATTCTCTCTGCGATGCCTGCGACAACAGATGGATCAACTTGTTCGATTCCACTGAAGGTGTTGATAGTTCTCTCAGATAGACCTACGACCTTAGAATCGTCATCAGGCATATCGATGCCATCTTGCAGGACGACTATGCGTTCTGCGACACCTGCAACCACATTGTTATCTGTGGGTTTGAGTGCCTGCGTGATTTCGTTGTTTTCAATGATTCTCTCAGCAACACCAGCAATGACAGAGTCTGTGGTCTGCTGAGTAGCACCAGTACCGTTGATTGTTCTCTCTGCGATACTTGCTACAATAGATGGATCAACTTGTTCGATGCCAGAGAATAGATTAATCGTTCTCTCTGCCACACCAACGACAGTAGAGAGATCAGCATGAGGTGCTCCTGTGCTAGTCGGGATCTCACGTTCTGCAATACCATTGACGGTATTGTCCGGACCCTGTAGTGGATCAGCAAAGAATGGTTTACCGATAATCCTCTCTGCTAGACCATCGACCTTAGAGTCATCATCTGGCATGTTGATGCCAGTGACATTGATCTCACGTTCTGCGACACCAACAACCTTGGACACATCTGGGACAACGAGGTCACCTTGTCCTGTGATCACACGTTCGGATACACCAACAACTACGGAGGCATCGACTTGTGTGATGCCAGATTCTAGGACTACTATGCGTTCTGCAACACCAGACACATCAGATTGTTGTGTTGGATAGTAGTTGCCGAGAATACCGTGGATAAGAACGATTTCACGTTCTGCCACACCAGTAACATCGGAAGCATCATCGGGCATATCGATGCCACTGACTAGTTCGACCTCACGTTCTGAGACTGCAGTGACTATAGATTCTGTGGTGACTAGATTACCAGAAGCAGTAATAACTCTCTCAGATACACCAGCAACGACAGAGGCATCGACTTGTTCAATGCCAGATTGAGTTACGATTGTGCGTTCTGATAATCCATCAACTAGACTTGGTGTAGTGTCGAGTTCTGGTGAGGTTAGTCGGCCGATATTAGCAACGGCAGTGACATCAGAGAAGTCGTCAGTGAGTTCAATTTTAATGTCGTCTGCATCGACACCACGTTCTGCTACACCAATTACAGTGGAAGACCCAGTGATTAGGATACCTGATCCTACAACAGTTCTCTCTGCGAGTCCATCTACAGTGGAGACACTATCCTCAAGTGTGCCACTCGCATTAACTGTATTCTCTGCCAGACCAGTGACCGATGATGATCCTGTATCCAGAGTTCCGGAAGCATTGATTGTTCTCTCAGAGACACCTACTATCGTAGAAACACCAGTGACCATTGCACCAGTGCCATCGATCTGTCTCTCTGCTACACCAGCAACAACATTGTTTGATGTGGGTAGAAGTGTGCCTTCACCAATGGAAATATTCTCTGCGGCACCAGTGACAGAAGAAACTCCGTCGACCAGATCACCAGTACCAGTGATCTCTCTTTCTGACAGTCCAGAAACAGAAGATGCTGAATCAGATAGAGCACCACTACCAGTGATTTCTCTTTCAGATATTCCAGAGACACTAGAGGCATCATCTGCCAGTGTGCCAGATCCAGTGACCTCCCTTTCTGATACACCAGCAACAGTGGCAGTCTGTGCGACAAGGGTGCCGCTACCATTAGCGCCGATGACTACTGTAGCAGTAACAGTGGACAATCCTGCTTGAACACCAGCATTGGGAGCATTGATTTCATTTTCAGCAACACCAGATACAGAAGATGCCTGTGACTCTAGTATTCCAGATCCTGTTATGGATCTCTCCGAGAATCCATTAACGGTGAAATTAGTAATTGTATCCAGTGTGCCAAAACCATCGGAACTTCTTTCTGAAGTTCCAGCAACACTCGAAGAATCTGAAGTCAGAGTTCCGGAACCATTGATTATTCTCTCTGACACACCAGCAACTACATGATCAGAAAGTCCATCGAGTGTTCCCGTGCTAGTGATCTCTCGTTCTGAGACACCAGCAACAACATTATTTGCTGTGGGATGAAGTGTTCCGGATCCAAAGGTCGTGACCTTAGTGGTCGCAGATACAGTCGATTCTGTTTGTAATGCGCCAGATCCAGGAACGATTCTCTCTGTAGTTCCTGTGACTGCTGCTACACCAACTTCCTCAGCGTCAAGATCTGCTTCTATTTCAACAACAATTCTTTTTGAAGTGCCAGCAACAGTAGAAGAACCAGTAGTCAATGCTCCTCTTCCAGTGATCTTACCGATTCCGACAACAGTAGAAGATCCTGCGGTAAGTTCTCCAGATGCCATGAACTTGCCGATACCTTCGACAACAGAAGTACTCGTAGAAAGTACTCCGGATCCAGTGATGACTCTCTCAGACAGACTTGACACAACAGATGCTTGTGCTTGAGGTGTGCCACTTGCAACCTTGGATACTTCACCTTCACCAGTGACAATATTATATTCCGTTGGATAGAATTCACCAGAACCAGGAGGCAGCAACTGGAAGACTTCTCTTTCTGCGAGTCCTCCGACAACATTAGCATCATTTTGATTTAGATCAGCGGAAGTAACTCTACCAATGTTAGCAGTAGCAGTGATAGTTGCATCCTGTGCTTGAATTTCAGCAGCAACTCCATCTACATCGATATCGACTACCTTGACCTTCCTTTCACTGAGTCCGAATACACCAGATACCTGAGCATCCGCAGCAG